GTCTTGCAAAAGGTAAAGCTCACAATGACATCATCAAAGATGTTATCAAGACTACAAGGCTGACTGAGGTGCAAGCAAGCACTCTGACAAGGACATCTATCACATCTACACAGACTGCCGCTATGAGCAGAGTAATTGAAAGCAACAAAGGTGCTCTAAAAGGCTACATGTTCACTGCCATTCTTGACAGTCGGACAAGTCCAATTTGTGCTCACCATAATGGGAAACTCTACCCAGTTGGTGACACACGGTACATGCCGCCTCTCCACTGGAATTGCCGTAGTACGCTTATCCCTGTTGTTGCAGACGCCAAAGTGCTAGCTGCTATCACAGACCCCCGTATTAAGAAGCGTGAACTCTCCAAGGTCAAACCTGAGAAGCTTTCTGGCGTAGACGCCAATCGTGAGAGTTTCGGTGCTTGGTTGAAGCGACAAGCTTTTGATGTACAGAAGAACATTCTTGGCGATGATGCTAAAGTAAATCTGTTTCGTGAAGGTAAGCTCCTCTTTGAGAAGTTCACCAACATCAATGGGCGTGCTCTAAGTATTCAGGCGCTACGGAAAAGGGCTACAGACGCAACGACCTTGTTCATCCCAAAGCAGAAGCTACGGGAAATTGACTTCAAGGTAGATGCTCGTACACCCAATGCACTTCTGAGAAACCCAAAGCACGAAGTAAGCTTGAGAAACATGTTTCTTTTGGATGCTGATGACTACAATAAGACGATGGCGCTGACAGACTACAAGGGTACAACCTTGATGGGTAAGCAGTCCTCCAGACGTCGAGTAGGCAACCAGTTTGATGAACGCAACTTTTCCGCTGACCCACTAACTGGGGAGATCAAGAACAACTTGGTTTATGACCCTGACACGGGTTTGTTTCAGGAACGGCTTGACTTCATGCGTTCTAGCAAATTGATTTCACCAGACCAGAAAGATTTCATTGAGCGGATGGCTGTATCTTTGGACGACAAAATCTCTGTCAACCAACAAACAGTTATCATTGATAACCTTCGTGTTGTGTTTGAGCGTTATGCAAAGAACAAAGACTCTTGGAATGACTTCGCTTCGATTGTTCGGGCCGAGAACCGCTTTGCTGTACAAAACGTATCGCGTATGCTAGACGTCCGTTCCCGTAAACGCTCAGAGATGTTTGTGAAGTATCTTTCCTCCAAGGAAGGCGCTCCACAGGTTCAGATCATGGGCAAGTATTATGGGCTTGACGATCTCAATGCTACACAGCTAAAGGATCAACGCTACATCGATGACTGGAGGTCTAGGGAAGGCACTGCACTGGCTAAACGTATCTACTTTAAAGGTCGTTCACCTGCGCGGGTCTACTTTCATAAGATCAGTGACAAGTATCCTACAAAAGAAAAGCTAATGAAGGTTCTGTTGAAAGACAGGGCATTCTACAAGAAATACACCACGTTCAAGAAGATGTTCAACAGAGAACCATCTGACTCGTGGATCACCAAACAATTTGCCAAAGGGCGAGAGACTTACCGTTCTATCCTTGACTTGGAATTTCTTAACCTTACAAAGAAGCCAAAGTCTCACGTAATGGATAACGATGCAGTCAACTCACTGTCTAAGATTGCCAAGCTTGTAGCCTCTGGTCAAACAACAGACTATGACTTGCTGTCCATCAAGATCGGCCAGAAACTCGCTGATGACTTCCCTAACCTAAACCCTTTCAGTAAAGCTACACTGGCAGACAACCACCGTGAAGGTTCTAAGATACTCCAGCTATTTGAAAAGCAGGGATTGATTAAGACTAACTTCCGTGGTAAGACACGTCGTGGTGTACTGGATATTGAGACTGGACGCATGTCCGGAGCTTGGTCTGATACGGTTAGTCGTGAAGTTACGGTAATCGACAAACAACTGAGAAAGCTCCAGCTTGCAGAACGCAAGGTAACTATTGCACGAAGACTTGGTGTAACATCACCTCGCGATCGTCTGTATGTAAAAGCTGGCAAGAAGACCTATGTGAATTCTAGAGGAAAAGACTCTGGCATTCCAATCATCTCCGCTGACAAATTTCCTGACTACGATCCTAAACAGATTGACTCAGAGATGGCGTCCATGATGAACCATGTTATGAACACCGAGTATGAAGTAGACGCTGAATTCTTTGACTTCATGGATGACGTTGTACGTTTCCGTGACCCAAGGGGTAAAGCAAAGTACTATGACAGTATCAACGAGTTCCGACATGAAATTCTAGCCCGTGGAGAACAAGGATATGGCATGATGTCCACTGCAAAGTGGCACCGTCAACGTGGCAAACCTTTCAAGACACAAACTTTCATTGACAGCCGTGGTCGTGTTTATCACCGTGGCTACCTGACACCTACGGGTGGTGAGATGGTTCGACCTTTCCTAAACTCTGGACAGGCAGTGAACTTCTCTAAAGACGCCTTTACTGAACTAAGAATTCAGACTGGTTCTATGATCGGACCCGGAACTGAGGCATTGACAACAGCTGGCCGTTTGGAAATATTCAGGCGCAATGAGAAAGGCATTCTTGAGCTAGGCAGGTTGCTACAAGCTAAAACACAACGAGACAGACGTATTCGCGAGTTCCTTGAACACCCGCTTATTGCTGTGCATGAGGGGCCGGAGGTTCCCAAGATGGCACGTATGGCTCTTGAGTATACACGCTTACACGATCATGTCAAAGGTGACTTCACCAACCAAAAGCTAATCAACTCCTACAAGTCACGACTGATGATTGAGAACGATGCTTCGGCTTCTGGTGCTCAGATTATCGCTCTGTCAACAAAGAGTAAATCGCTTGGTGATGCGAGTAACGTTGTACCGACAACACAGAAGAACCGTCTCTACGACCTTGTAGCGATGGACACTATCAATGACCCTGATTTCACCAAGATCAAGTCCCTGCGCGATGCTGGACTTACTTGGGAAGACCTTGCTAAAGGTGCAAAGGCTCAGAACATGGTGACCTTCTACGGTGCTGGCGATGCTACTAAAGCTGCCAACGTTGCTGGTAAGATGTCTAAAATCCTTGATGGAAAAGGCTACTTCTCTATCTCAAAAGAAACACTTGCTACTCAGCTTCGTCTAGTTGACCAAAAGATTAAGGTATCGGATAGGATTGGTGCTTCCACTGTTACGGGAGAACTGAGAGAGTTCCGAAAAGAACTCCTTGAGATGGTAAACAAAGACGTGCCTATGGGCAAGAAAATGATGAACTACGCTGCTGAAATTCACCCTGACTCCGCTGACTTTGTGAACAAAATGTACAATGCTCGAAAGGGCGTTATTGGACCCAAAGACTTTGACGAGATCAGTCGTATCATGTCTAAGAACCTTTCTCAACGCGCCCCTGTGACCGATAACTTTATCGTATTCTGGAAGCAGGTTGCAAAGGACTATGTAAGGACCACAGAGAACGTCGATATCCCTTGGGTGACGTTTGATGGAAAGACAATGATGCAAAGGTATCGACCTAAACTACAAGAGCGGATCGAATTTACTGATCCAATCACTGGTAGGAAGGTAGCGAATATCTATGAAGGCGCAGCTAAAGATGGTAAGCTTATTGGCAAATCATCTATACAAGACGCGGCTATTGGCCTTGGCGTGAACGGCAACCACAGTAATGACGCTGTGATTGTTAGGCGCTTCCACTTGTGGGGTAAGAAGAACAAGATCGGTACTGGAACAATCCACGATGCTTTCTTCACAAACATTGGCCACGCTGAACTTGCAAAAGAACAATTAAGGATCATCTATGCGGATGCCCTTGATGGAAATACCATCCAAAACACTCTCAAAGCTATGAGGGCGAAAGGGATGCCTGATAAGACATACAAGAAGCTTTTGAAACAGGCTAAAGAACTTGGGCTTATCGACCCTGACAATCCACTTACCAGACATGACATTCTAGCCCCTTTGAAAGAAGGTTATGACTTGTATGGTATTGGACCGTAAACAAATGACATAGTTAGCCCCCTCTGCTTCGTAAGCAGGGGTTAGCTCTCTTAATAATCAACCCAAGCTGTGCTTGAAGGAAAATAGTAAAATGACCAAAGAAGAAATTGAAAAGAAAATGGCTGAGCTTGCTGCAAAGCTGAAGGAAGAAGAAGAAGATAATCCAGAAGAAGAAACAACTGATGAAAGTCAGGATGACTCTGAGGACACTTCCGACTCTGATGACAAAGAATCTAAAGATGAAGAAGATGACTCTGAAGATGATGACGCTGACAAAGAATTGACTGCCGCTGAGAAAGCTATTGTTGCCCGTGAGCTTAAGAAAATGAAAGCTAACATGGACAAGATGGCAAAGAAGCTGAAAGACAAGGAAGCTGAAGCAGCTAAGAAAGAAGCAGAAGCTAAGGCCGCTGAGATTACCCGTTTGAAAGACGAAGGTAAACTTCAGGAAGCTTTGGAAATGGAGCTAGAAGAATACAAACACAAGCTTGCAGTAGCAGAACAAGAGAACACTCAGCTTACCCGCGATGGTACGCTTGAGACAGTACTTTCTGCTCTGGACTTCCGTAACTCCCGTAGCCGTGCTATGGCTAAACAAGACCTAACCAGCCAGCTTGTACAAGTTGATGGGGTATGGCAACACAAGTCAGGAGCATCGATTGCAGACGCGGTCGAGGCTTACGCTGCTGATACAGAGAACAAATTCTTGTTCAAATCAAAAACTAACAAGGGTGGTGGAACTCAGACTTCTACGACTACCACACCTGACACAACTGCAAAACCCTCAAGTATCCTAGAGATGGACACAGCCCAAATGCTGAAAGCAGCGGCCTCCGGAAAACTAGGCAAAATGAACTTCTGATAAGGAAAACCTAAATGACTATCACTAACACTGACTTCCAGAACATTGCACTCGCAATCTCTGCTTACTCCGATGAAGCTTACACTGGTGCGAAGAAAATCAACTCCACCGAAATCGTAGGTTCCAACCCTGACATCAACGCTGACGGTGAGAGCTTTGTTGGACAGTTCCGTTACTTCAACACTCTGAACCCAACCATCAACGTTCCTTCGCTGAGCGTTGCCACTGATGGTACGAGTACCGACATCTCCACTGAGATGGCTAACTACGTTAAGACCATGCGTACATTCGGTGCTAACCAAGTTAACCTGCAGAAAGTCATCTCAAAAGCCGACGGTCTGGCAAAGATCGCCCGTGACTTCGCTGAAGTCCGCGCACAAGACGAGCACAACCGTGTTCTGTCCGTTCTCAAAGGTGTTTCCCAAGCTGAAGTTGCTCTCGGGGATGCTGGTGGTACTGGCAACGGTGGCTACCTCGAATTCGACACAGATGCTGACGCTGCTAACACTGGTCACTTCGTTGACGTAAACGCTGATGGCTTCTTCGGTGCTGCTGCAACTGGCGCTGGCGATGAGCGTCCACTGTTCGATGCTACTGCGACGGGTGCTGCTCGTGGTGAACGCTTGTTCGAAGCAATCGGTATGGGTTACAAAGACCATGAGCCTGACTTCATGTACATGCTGACTTCGCCTGAGAGCTATGCTCAAATGCGTGCTGCTAACTTGGTTGACGAAACCAAAGTTGTTGACGGTAACATTGAACTCTCGACTCTGTTCGGTG